CTAGGGTACTACTTAGTGTTGTAGCACCTGTAACACCTAGTGTACCTGCAATTGCTGTATTACCACTAGCTGCTGTAACGTTAAATTTATTAGTATTAACACTAACATCGCCTGTAACAGCTAAGGTACTACTTAGTGTTGTAGCACCTGTAACCCCTAGAGTACTACTTAGTGTTGTGGCACCTGTAACGCCTAGTGTACTACTTAGTGTTGTAGCACCTGTAACGGCTAGGGTACCGCCAATATTTGCTGCTTTTGTAACGCTAACTAAACCAGTACCATTTGGATCTAGTATAATATTACCGTTAGTATCTGTACTACTAACAGTATTATCATTTAAATCTAAATTATCTACTTTTAGATTATTTAGTTTGCTGCTACTATCTGCAATTAGTGCACTATTGGCTGTAAGTGTACCATGTACATGATCTAGTAAGTCTGTAAAATATTTTCCGCCGATAACAAATTGTGGCGCACCACCTGCTGTTTCGGTACCAAAACCTATATATAAGCGCTCACCGCCATTTGCCTGTGAACCACTACCGGCTGAATATGCTAATTCTCCGTTTCCTAGTGTGGTTGGTGCAGTTGAGGAACTTGAACGCTTGATACGAATAATTGAAGCCATCTTCTATCTCCGATTAATAGTAGCCACCTTCCATATTTTGGGCATCAAGCGTTGTTGTTGCTACCCATTTCTGCGATGTTGAATTATAAACTAAAACGCCACCATTTGTTAAATTTGTTACATCTACATTTGTTAAGCCTTGTAGGGTAGTTACGCCTGCAGGACCGATCATACCACTTATTATAACTACAGGATCTTTTCGTTCAATAACTACCGCATTATTTTTTTCTGTAACAATTACATCAGTAGTCATCTGGTAACCTCCTGTACTAAGGTCAGGTTTCCTGTTACTAAAGTAGTTACTACGCCACTAGTATCTGTTAGCTCTAAACTATATACGGCGGTGGGAAATGTAAATGCGCGTGTTTGGGCAGCTGTAATAAACATACTAATTGTACTATCATTAGTATTAATAATTATTCCACCGTTTGTATTTGTTAGTTCAATTATAGTACTGGTACTATCTAATGTTTCTCTAATCTGCATCTGTGCCGTATAACCAACAAGTGGTATAGGCAAATTATATTCAATAACTCCGCCACTAGTATATGCTGTATAATTAGAACTATTTACTTGATTTAATGTTACCGTATTGCTAGTTGTATTAGTAGCAATATAATAATCGTCTTCGCCAGTAACATTAACTTCTTTCATACCACTAACACCAACCACTCTAACCCTCCAATTTACTGGAATCGTGTGATTACTTTGTGTGGTTATAACACAAGGTGCAGCTTTAGTTATAGCACTAATATTTGCATAACCTTTTGTTTGACTTTCCCAGCGCAAGGTTTCACGAAATGTAGTGCCTTGATAAATTTTATAATTAATTTTAGCAGGTGTCATGTTACACCTTTACCTTTCTAAGAGCGGCCAGTTTCTTAAAACTATTTAACTCTGTGGTAAGTGCAGCAATTTCTTCCTGCAACTTATTATTCTCAATATTTAATTTAGTTAGTTGACTGTTTAGTTCAACTATATCTAGTTGTAATTTTGTTAATTCTTCAGTAAGTTTACTATTATGTTGGCCCATACGCTCTAATTCTTCGTGCATCATTTTGATTACACTAGTTTCTGCATCGGTACTTCGCCAATCTTTTAATAGCTTTTGCACACCTACTGATAGTGCAATTATTGCCATAGCTGCTACACTAATGGTTTGTACCAGGCTATGATTTTCTACCTCAACCATTGTAGCTCCTCTCCATTGGCAGTGGTTTATAACTAGTTATGAATAGACCTAGCTACTGCCTAATATTTACAGGCACTGCTATTGTCAAGTAAAAATATTCAAACCTTTTTTAACACTTGTATATTATAACACAAGGGCAAGAGCTTGTCAACTAGAAAAAATACCCTGCTCAATCGATATTGAGCAGGGTATTGACTAGTACTTGTTGTGTTTTTTGCCGACTCGATGTGTGGTTTCCAATTCAGTTTAGTGAATTCGGTCGCCCAGTCGGGGTAGATTTGTGGATCCAATAAGTTGTTAAAATTTACTGCTGCTGTCCACCTCCGCCTCCACCTCCGCCGCCACTTGGTACGAAGAAGTAAACATCTGTGCTACATGATGCAGAATAGCCACCATAATACACAGTAAATGTAGCAGTAATTGTTCCAGGTGTTGTTACTCCACCACCTACACCACTTTGACTGCCACTACACGGATATACTACTCCAGTACAACCTCCGCCTGCACAAATTTCTACTGTGGTTCCGCTACACGTTCCAGTTGTAGACCAGGATAAGGTAGTAGTACCGCCTATTGCTACACTACTTGGGCTAGCACTACAACTAATAGATAATGGAGGCGGGCTAACATAACAGTCGGGATGATTAGTTTCAGTTTGTGTATAGTTATTACAACCGGTAGGAGACCCACCACCACTATATACAGTAACTTTATTATTATTGCCTATATTAGCACTAGCGCAGTAACTATATAAAGCTGTACCGTAGGGTAAGCAACAATAACCTCCTCTATCGTACCAACCACCTCCACAAGAACCATCATTGTAGAACTCTTGAGTTTGACCATAGCCAGTTCCACCTAAGTAAACACATTGAGTATTTCCACTCCAACCTGCTGGGGCACAGCAACCGGCAGTATCTGTGTAACTACTTGAGCTATAACCACCACTACCATTACAAGTTGTAATAGTTCTAGTAACTCCACTACAAGTATTACTTATAACCTTTTCTGAACCTGGATAGCAAGTTTCATTTGTATCTTCATAGTATGGAGCACCACAATTTGCCGGCTGATATTCTCTACGGATATAGCCGGTACAGCCACTACCACTTTCACAATAAGTTGCACCAGTATAGTAACCAGGCATAGAGCAAGGTTGTGGTGCGCTATAATCTGTATTTGCAAGACACGTTGTAGTATTATTAGTATTTTTTCCGCCAGCGTAAATTGGATACTGTACACAACCACTACATGTAGTATAGCCTAAAAATGTTGGTGGACTAGTAACAGGAGGGCAACAATCGTTATCTGGTGTATAAGTGTAATTGTAACCACAATACCCATCATGATATTTTCTGCGTCTTTGCGGATTATACTGATCAGTTATACAAATTGATTCTAGTACCGTAGTTTTATCTTGTGAACAGCAGTCACTATAAGCATTAGCCTGTAGTAAATCTCCTGTAGTAGTACCACAATTACCGTCAGTTACTGTTTTATACTTATTTGCACCAACACATACATAACTACTGCCATCCCATGAACCTGGAGCTGCGCAAATGTATAGGGTTACTCCAGCACTTACACTACCTCCAGCATTACTTGCTGTTAAAGTCCAGTTAGTTGTAGTAGTTACACCAGTAGCTAGTGCTGCATCATTACCACTACTACCTTGATCTCCACCTATTCCGCTAATAGTGACGCTAGTAGCATTACTAGTGCTCCACCTAAAGAAAGCTGTATAGCCATTACTACTATAAGGAACAGACCCTGCTGAACTACCATAACTACCTCCGCTTAATTTTATTTGAAAGTAATCAATTGTAGGTGGATTAGGTGTTTGACTTGTATCATTAATGTTTATTGAAGCTGTTTGATAATATGGAGTTCCAGTATATGGTCCTGTTTTATATATACCTACACTAAAAGTTTCTGGGCTTGGACTAGATTCTGTTGCTTGATCAGCCGCAATACATATAGAAAAATTTCTAGTAAAAGTACCATTTTGACTTGTTAGTGTGCCATAAGGATTGCCACTAAAATCTGCACCAGTAGTATTTGTTCCGCCAATTGCAGCATAATAAAAATTTCTAGGTGCTCCGCTGGTAGTATTATCTGTAGCATTAACTGTAAAAGTTACACAGTTACCTTCGTTAACACTTGCAGGATCCCAAGTTATACTATTTATTTGAACATTACTATATACTGGATCAAGCGAAGTATCGTTAATAGTAACTAGTTTGCTTAGTATAACACCATTAGTTATACTATCTTTTCGTAAATCTAAGTAAAATTGTTGAGCACCTTCAGTTAATTGGTCAGCAACAGCACTAACTGTAAAAGCTGCTTCTCCAGCGTCACTACTTAGTATTCTACCACTAGTAAAATTTATATTTACATCACTGCTGTTGGTAGTATCATGACGTATACTTAAATAAACTCTAGTAGTTCCCCAAGTAGCTACATATTGTGTGCCTGTTACAACATATTCGGCACTATTACCCTCGTTTATATCACTTGGGCCTAATACTTCCCAATCTGCTAGCTGACTTGTATCCGCAACTGGAACAGTTACGCTTGCTACAGCGGTTCCACCGGCTGTAGTGCGTACCTCCATAACTATGTTTTCTTGGCCTTCATAGGCCTGATCGCGAGCAATCGTTCTAGTAAAAGTTGCGCTATTATTTGTAACTGTAACGGTTCCACTATTAGTATTATCCGTAAAATCAGCAGCAATTATTGTGCCTGTATTAATCCAATATAGTGTAGTGCCATTCTGCACATTAGTAGTTGTAATAGTAAACGTAGCCAAAGCACTAGTAGTTTCGTTTACACTTGCTGGATTTACTGTAATACTATAAGTAGGAGCCGCATTATTTAATGTAGTTGATTGTGATGTTGCTAATATTGTGCCACTACTATTTATATTTCTAAAACGTATTTGTACGGTTTTTAATGTTGTATTATAAACTGGATCAACATTGGTTGAGATTGTAAGTGAATATATGCCATTACCATCAGCACCTATAGTTCCACTTGTTGCTGACATATCACCGCTACCAGCAGTACCAATTTGTTCCCAATATATACCAGCAGCAGGCGTTACTAAATTTGTAGTAGTAATTGTATACGTAATACTACCACCTTCAGTAATACTAGTACTACTTTGTGTTAGTGACCAGGTAGTAGGGGCGTCTGCTACTGTTACAGTGTTTGCTGTAGCTACTATTGTTCCACTATATCCGCCAGTACGTAAATTAGCTATAATACTTCTGCCACCATCATAAACACTAGATACAGTTGTATTAATAGTAAAACTGCCAGTGCCATAGCTACCAGATGTGGTAATAGTAACAGTACCTTGACTAGTACCTACTGTACCACTATTAGTCCAGTAAAGTACTGTACCATTAGCAACGTTAGTAGTATTTACAGTAAAAGTAACACTATTACCTTCTACAATATTAGTTGCACTAGGAGTTATACTATAGCTAACATAGCCGCAGGCTACGCTATTAGATGTATCTATATTGTATGTAGTACAAACTCCGCCAGAATAGTTACCAGTATAGTAAGTTTTTCTTTCTACATAATTAGCTAAGCATTGCGAAGATAGAAGAGTATTTGCCGCAGGACAGGTGCTGCTATCTACAATAGTAGTACTAACTGTAACCTGTGGATAATTAGTTAAAGCAATAGTTAATACTTTGTCTCCATCTGTTCTAACATCAGCTAAACTAGTAAAAGTTCTACTAGCTGTATTATTATTTACTGTAAATATTCCTGAACTACTAAGAGCTCCTCCACTCCAGTCGCTGGTATCAAATGTAGTGTTGTTTATTGAATAGGGAACTTGTGTACCATTTAATACATTTGTAGTAGTTAATGTAATAGTTACACTGCCACCCTCGTTAATACTAGTGGCACTTGTAGATAATTGATAAGTACTTGCGCTAACATTAAATGTAACTGATGAAGTTACACTGCCATATTGATTTGTTGCAGTTAAGGTCCACGTTGTAGCATTTAGGACTGCACCTGCTAATGCTACATCGGTACCACTACTAGCAACTGTGCCAACACCATTATCAATAGTAACACTTGTGGCGTTTGTAACATCCCACTTAAAATAAGGAGTTTCACCGCTTAATCCAGTTACACTACTACCATAAGTACCAGTACTATTTGGTTTAACTTGAAAATAATTAATTGTAGGTCTATCTTTGCTAGTATCAGCTATAGTTATATAACTGCTTTGATAAAATGGAGTTCCTACATATGGCCCGGCAGTATAAAAATTAACACGAAACTGCTCTTGTGCATTTTCAGTAGCATAATCCTGTTTTATTGTAATGCTAAATGTACGTTGCCCAGTACCGTTTTCTGTAGTTAGCGTACCATATATTAGCCCTACAAAATCATCACCAGTTACGTTAGTTCCACCTTCTATAGCCCAGTAAAAATCTCTGGGTGCACCGCTAACAGTATTATCTTGTACATTTATAGTAAACGCGACTACGCTGTTTGCAGTTTCATCGGGACTTGCAGGACTATAGCTAAAACTAGTTATATTTGGATTTGTATAAAATGGAACATTAGTAATATTAAAAGCTACACTTGCGGCATTATTAGTTAAACTAAAAGTAGCTGTTTCTGTGCCCTCACTATTATCATTTCTAGTTGTAGGTATTGTTACAGATGCTGTATTATTTTGTACTGTAAAACTGCCGGACAAAACTCCGCCTAGTGAAAAATCTTCACTAGTAATATTGCTGCCACTAATTACCCAAGGTACACTAGTTCCATTTGGTACTCCAGTTGTAGTTAATGTAACAACTATATTATTTCCCTCAGCTACACTAGTAGGGCTGGCACTTAAACTATAGGTAGCTGCTGGAAATTCTATACTACCACCACCTACATCATAACTACTACCATCAATATAAATTATATATTGTACATCAGAACCCTGTGTAAGATCATAGTTACTAAAATATGCATCTACGAACTCATAATTTCTTAAAGCCACTCTAGCTGTTATTGCATTAGTTGCAGATCTTTTATATACAGCTTGAAAATCAAATAGATATGATGCAAGCGCACCTGGACCAGTTGTATAAGACTGAGTTTTGAAAAAATAAGGCAATACAAAAGCCGCTTTAGTCGGTACATTACTGAGGTTAATAACTTGGCTACAATTAGCTTGATTACACGGATAGCCACAACAAGTATTACTAAAGCCTGTGCCAGTCGCATATCTAAAAGGTATATTAAATTGGACTGCATCATTAGGTTTAAAATGTTTTTTATTAGAATCAAACGTACATTGCTGATCGGCCCTACGTAACTGAAGACCATAACCCGTTGTAGATCTAGGATTAACTGGATTTATGGAGAAGAAATAGACTTCTGGAGCATCAGCACTTGTAGGTGTATATGTATTAGGAAAATATACATTAACAGTAAAGTTATACCCTTGATTCCAGTCACCATCTGCCCAATATTCTCCACCATTATTAGGAACAGTAATAGCCGCAAATCCTCCATTACCACCTATACCTGGTGTTTGATACGTAATAGAATAATATCTATCACTATTGTAGCCAGCAACAGGTCCGGTAACGCTTAGTGGAACTCCTTTACCAGCAAACCATGGTTTAATATAATCGTCATCAAGTACTATTTCGCCACTAGTATTATAAAATTTAAAACCATAAGTCATTTTGCAAATACCAATATTTTACTAGAGTTTCTATAAACGGTGCCACTAGGATCGTTAATAGCGCTTGTGTTTAATTGCACATAACGTATTCTAGGTATGAAACTGGGCCCCTCCGGATCATAAACAGCTACTGGATCATAATACCAATTTTGATCTCCGTTAAACAACGTAATCCAAAATATTACTTTGTTTTTTAAATTTGGCAAAGTAACACTGTTAAAAGTGCTGGTTCCATCATAAGTAACATACCCACTACCAGTAGTGGGTATTATTACAGTATTTATATAAACTCCACCGGTACTCGTGCTATCATAATCTACATTTCCACTGCTATCTAATAACTTTAATCCATATGCCATTATGATAGATTCCCCATTATAACTCTTAATACATTGTTTTCATAAACTTCTATTTTATTATTAAATAGTTTAATATAACTCCCTGTATTACTAGCCCCAATAACTAATTTTCCAGCATCTATACTACCAGCTCCAATTCTAGCAGCATCTAAAGTTCCTGTAGTTATTTTTCCAGCACTAAGATTTCCAATATAGGCATCTCCAATTGCTGCTTCTTGCATAAAAGTAGCTACATTAGTACTACTAATTTTATTATTACTAGTAATAGTAGTAAACGATCCAGTACCGGCATTACTAAGAGTAATGGTGCCATTGGTTTCCGTAATGCTAATATTTCCGTTTATTATTCCAGTTGGTGCATTGGTTAAATCAGTTTTTACAGCTGCTAAACCTGCCGCATCAATAGTTGTACTAGTAGCTCCGCCTCCTTGTAGTGAATAAACCGCTCCTGTTTTACTAATGTACAAGTTGCTGTTTAATATTCCAGCTGGTGCATTAGTTAAATCAGTTTTAATAGCACCTAAGCTAGTAGCTGTAATATTACTGTTCAATATGCCAGCTGGTGCATTAGTTAAATCAGTTTTAACTGCACCTATACTAGTAGCAGTAACGTTGCTATTGTCTAATATACTAGGATAGCTTGTGCTGATGTTACTCCAATCAAGTGCTGTTCCTGCTCCAAATAATATATTACCATTAGCGTCTTTAACAGTTAAATTTCTAGTATCTATTTTATCGGAAGTAACTGTACCAGTAATAATATTACCACCATTAATGCTAGTAGTTCCGCTATTACCGAAACTTAAAGTATTTGTTCCATTACTTATGCTTTCTGCGGCAGTAAATGTAACTAATCCAGTAAATCCAATTGCTTGAGTAACACTACCAAATGTTGGCTGTCCTGTACCGCCACCAGCAGTTGTTTCTACTACTGTGTATGTAACATAGTAATATTTGTTAGAGTTGCCAGCAGCATATACTGGAGCACCTTTTGCCCAGCCAGATAACCCAGTAAAATCACCGCTAGTAAAATTATAGCTTACTCCGGTATTACTTATACTAGGCGTGCTACCATCAGTTACTACGCTTTGGTAATGAACTATACCAGTAGCTGTGCGCTTACCAATACTGCCATCTTTAGCAACACTCATAGTTACAGTTTTACTGTAATTTACACCACTAGCAGTAATTGTTAAAGCTGCAGTTATATTAGTTACATTTGCACTAGGAGTTATAGTAATTGTTTGATTACTGCCAGTAGCAGGAGTAGCTCCGGTTATAGCCCAAGAATAACTACTAGGAGTCAAATTTTGATATGTAGCAGTAAGTGTAGCAGTGCTAGGACTATACACTCCATTAATATCTACTACAAAATTAGTTACTCCACTAATATCTATAACTTTACCATCATTGCCGTGTTCCGCTACTATAGTAGGTGTAGTCCATTGACCTGTAGTAATTTCATCTACAGTTGAGGAACTAGCTGCGCTAGCATAAATAGCCCATAGATATTTTCCAGAACTATCTGCAGGAGGAGTAGTAGACCAACCATTTAATATAGTATTAAGTGTGTCAGCTATATTCCACACACTAATTGCAGCAGTACTAAAGGTGTATTTTAAACTAGCAGTTGGTGTTAAATTTGTGCTAAGTGTAGATGTAGCAGTACGTTTGTATAGCGTAACAGTTGCAGTATTTATACCATTTTCACTATATTTTACAGGCGTAGACCACTCATTAGCAGTAATAGTATCAGTTCCACCACTACTTTTAGCTGTTGCAACAGTTACCCATAATGGATCAAGTGTACCAGTGCCATATATTTCTTTTGACCAACCGTTATCTAATTGATCTGTACTAGTATCTATTTGAAAGGTGCTAAAATCAAACGTGGCAGATCCTGGTCCTAGGCTAGTAGGCCATCCGGTCCAGCTAGTATTATCTGGTGCACGTTTATACGCGAATACAAGACTGGAGCTTTTGCCACTAGTTAACCTGTTATACTTGTATATTTCAGTAATAGTAAAACTATCACCAAAAGTACTTTTACCACTAATAGTTAAAGTAACTGTAGCGCTTGTTTCAGCGGTAAAACTTGTTAGATTTCCTAGTGTAGCGGTATTATCACCATTAATAGCATCTTGTACGGTACTAATACTACCACTAGTTAAACCAGTACCGTCTACTTTTTGACTTATTCTCCAACGCCCGTTAGCAGTACCAACTCCATCATACTTAAGTATTGTACCACCTTGTTTAACAGTTATCGTTGCACCCGTTCCAGTAAGTATAGCTTGATTACTATCATTAAATGATACAATAGGTACAGCTGGAACTAAATCACTACTAATGCTGGCAATTATTAAATTTGTCCAGCTAACATTTACTATTCTTGGAACAATACTAGTATTACCACTTCTGCCAACGTGTTTTGCTAGTATGCGATAGTTATTACTAGCTGGTTTAATCCAATTAAATTTACCAGTTTTGCTATAACCTATAAGCGTACTATTTGTCCACAGTGTATTCTTCTCTTGTGTAGATTCAGTAGAATTAGGTACAGCACTAGTTACATAACGTAACTCTGTAGTGTCATAGTCACTGTCTGTAGGTATATCCCAAGTTAATTCTATGTTTAACTCGTTTAAATCATATGACAAATTACTTACATTGGTTAAACTACGAACACGACCCTGAACAGTATGTGTTGCAAAATCAGTCCATAATCCAACTACACCATTACTAGCAATGTATCGTAATCTATACTTATAGGTTTCATTTTTTAATACATTTGGTATATAAATTGTGTTATCAGGATATGCTACTCTAATTGATTTTGTACTAACTGTAGATACAGCACTGCTAAGATCATATTCACATTCAATAAAAGCTGTATTAGTAGGCAAGTCTGCTGGATGCCCAAAAGCTATTTTTATACGATTTTCACTAATTACGGGCGCAATTAAATCTCCAGCAGTTTCATCACTGGATACGCCTGTTATAATTGGTTTTTGTGTACTAGTATATAAGCTTCTATTTAACTCTGGTGGTAAACTTATTTGTGTTTCGAAAACTGTGTTAGTAGTATTTAATGTTTGATAATCTGTAAATAAATTGTATGTATCAGTAATGCCGTAGTCTACAAGAGTTAGTCTAGCGCTTTTATTACTTGTAGGCTCAATACTAATTACTAATAAGTCTTGTGCTTCTTGATTTAAGTAACCAAATAAGTATAAATCTCCACCACTAACTTCTGTGGTAGTTGTACTGCTAGAAAGTTTTACTTTCTTATAATACCCGCTATTTAATGTTACGGTACCACTAAGATTAGTTTGTCCAAATGAATTAACCGCTTGTGTATAGGTAAAACTTAATTGATCTCCGCTAACTGCTGTAACAGATACCTGATTATGTACATAGCTTAAGCTTGGCACACTAACACTTATCATATCACCAACAGATAAACTATGTACACTACTAGTAGTTATTGTAATTACGTTATTTGAGGCACTAGCGTTGGCTATATTAAAAGACTGTACAATTCCTCTAGTTGTGCTAGCACCAACAGAACTACGTATTCTAATAGTATGATTTTGACTACTGTTTATACTGATAGTTTCATCTAGTTCTAATAAGTCACTAGCTAGGCGATTTTTAACACGACCACTGTCTAGACCCCACATAGGTACATCGTGCATGACTTTTACACGATCGCCACGGTTACATACTAGGTATTCTAAATCTGCATTAAGTGAATATACTTCACGACGTAGATATGCCTGTGCCATATGCCATTTAGCATGATCTACAACCGCAGCAGCTTTAGTTACTCCTGGTAGTTGTATAGATTCAAATAACTCAGCAGTACTAGCCGTTTTGTCTGTTTTATATACAATTATTTCACTTTGTTGATAGTTGTTATCTTCATCTAAAAAGTTTACACGCAATCCGTCTGGTAATTTGGGTAGGGCTCTAATTCCCTCAAATCCCCAACTATTGTGTGGAGTAAAATGTTGTACAATATTTGACTTTGGCTCGTCAATAGTTACAGACCACTTACCGTTGATAAGTGCAGGGCTGGCCCTGCCGGCTGCACATATATCACGTAGTATATCCATAATACTACGCGTATCTGCTATTATGCTATTATACTCTAACTTAAAAGTTTCGGTTTTTTGGCTACCAACAGTTGGTGTATAAGTAATAGAACGATTCTGGTTACAGTAATTCCACCAATATTGTATTTGTGGTAAATCTAATTGACTATCTGTAACGGGTTGCGGATTTGCTGGATGTTGTAGTACATATCTAAACAAATCTGCTGGATTACTACTTGTTCCATAGCTCCAACTGGTACCGTTATAACGATTTAACCAAGTTTGTACAATAGCATTAATACCATCCAGTTGACCATTAATTTGATCAGTAGCCTTAATGCGTAGTGCAGTTTTAGCTATTTTAGAATTACGTGGATCTACTAATATTTCACCATTACTAGGTGTTTTATAGAATGTTGCGGCTAAAAATGTTACAGTATCACTATACCTATAGTCTGGTACTATATCTGGATCATCACCATTTTCTCTGCGTGCTCTAACACTTAGTGTACCTGTTGTGCCAGTAGGAAAGTTCTTTTCAAAACTAATAGTAAATGCGTCTTTTTTAGCCGCATCGCTACCAATTAATCCGCCAACTGATTTACCGCCTGCATATGCTGTATATGGTTCTATCCAACTATTCCAAGTCGTGCCACCATTTGTGCTATATTCAATAGCTATATTTACAGGTGCAGGTTCACGATCACCCGCTTTAGTGTTTATCCTACTCAAACCCTGTGGAAAATGTATATCTACTACTAATGTATTTACACTATCGCCGTTATTTGCAGCAGTGATCCATGGTCCAGCAGGAATTGCATTAATTGTGTATTGGTCTGTTTCGCCGTAACGCTGGTCTTGCTCACCACCAACATAACCCATAACAGACTGAGTTTGTGTATTACCATTTTGTAGTGGACTATACGCTTTGTTATTAGCATCTCTAGCACCAGTTAGTGCTGTATTAACTAAATTTTGATATACATCACTGCTATAAATAGTATTAAATTTTTCAATATTTGCTGCATCAGCACTATCATTTTTTCTATCTAGTGTGATAAACATGTCCTGTGTTTGATTAGGACTGTCAAACTTAGCAAACTGATAGCTTTGATTTTGTTGGCCTAGATTAAGTGCAACTTCACCAATTTTATAAGTTGTAGCATCTATATTTAGTGGGCCATATCCCCAGGCCAATAGCATTGTTAAGTAGCTATCACGCTCATTTAAAAATGTAGCATAATTTTGGGCACCAAGGGCCGGTGTCATACGAACTTTACCCAATATTACTGGTATAGCCCCATATGGGTTTGATTGATTGGCACCACCAGTAACCATATACTGTTGTTCTGTAGTACCGGGATCTTTTGTTGTTGGCGGACGTACTGGTGCTATTGCATTAATTAGTGCTCCGCCAACAATAGTAACTGCCATTGTAGCAAAAGTACTACCTACAGCTCCAGCTGCCCAACCAGCAGCAATTGAGGAACCTACTAAACCACCACTAGTAGCTGCAATTAATCCACCTTCTAATGCTCCGGCAATATAGGGGGCATAAATAGCTAGCGCAACAAATAGTGCTAGTCTAACAACATCTTTTCCAGGAATAGCTCTGTATTCGACAACATCTGTGTCTTTAAGGACAAAAGTATCCCACCGCTCTACTGTAATAGGGCGACCGTTTACAAGTATAGCTGCATAGGATTTTAATTCTGGTGCAACTTTCCACTCATCAACTACAAAAGTGTGTAGTTGCTGTAGAGTAGTACCAGGAGTTATTGGTAGTGTATATCGTTCAGTTTTTAGGGGATGTGGAACGGTATTTAGTATAACATTTTTGCTAGAATTATACTTAAAATATCCAACTATACGCTTACGCCATAGGACGCTATCAATAGACTCAACAACACTAGTAGAATTTTCACTAATATGAATAAATTGTTTATCGTTTATAGCTACAGCAATATGGGATTCGCTTCCAAGTAGCTTAAATAAAATAACTGCGCCTGATTCAAGCGCAGTTATTTCGTCCCAACCTTCACGATATTGAGCAATTAATTCTTCTAGCCTAGATGTATCATCTGTTGTTGTATAGTCATCAACAAAACTAGGTAATGTTATATTAAACTCATTTTTGTAAATAAGTCTAACCAATCCCCAACAATCTACACCATTAAAATCTCTACCACGTTCCTTAAAAGGAATTCCAATATATTTATTTGACCACATTAGAATAATCCTGGAAAATATGCTGGAGTAAAATTATGAAGCGGAAAAGGTTCACGTTCATAATTTATCATAGTTAATTCGGCAGAAACTTGATCTTTATTATAAGTAAAATTACTTATGTAAAAATCGTTAAAAGTAGCCTCTGCATCAGCATTAACATTAAACAATGCATTACCTGGCTCTACATATTTAGATAGTAATAAATCTAACTTTATTTTTGGAGGGCCAGTAATAGTTCTAACAATAGGTACCACATATCTAGTTACGTCAAACATAGTAATAGAACATTTAGGTGCTTGACCTTGTTCTTCAGTAGGCAAACTGATTTCCATAGGCAAAAAAGTATAATCGCTGCCTTTCCAAGTAATACCATATATAACTTCTTCAGCAGTTTCACTAATACGTTTAGTGAAACTGTCACAAAGTCTTAGTACAACATTGTTTACATTATCAGGATCATAAATAGTTACAGTAGTAATTAAATTAGTATCTGTTTCTGGAGAAAATATTGCTTTTAATGCCTCTGGAGACATTGATGTTAATCTGCTCATGGTAATACTTCTAACTGTAGTGATACTGTCCAATATCCTGGGGCAAGATAGCTTGTAGTAAACAAGCTATCTCCTTGAGGAATTATTCTAACTTCTTCGATAGTGTTGGTTCTAGGGTGTGGAAAACCAAAGCGTATAGTTCCTCTAATTGTATTTTCTACAAAGTTTTTTAGTGTAGCTACTTCAGCATTAGTCATAATAAAACTAAGACTTAATTGACTAGGACGCTTACCTAAATATCTCATTTTGGCAGGGCCTTTATCCATACTAGTTCTTTGGATAAGTGCTCCATGATTTTCACTAAAACCTTTTTGAGGTACTTGTGGTAAACTTAATGCTGTCCACGAGTATGTATAGGCCATACTATCTCCTTACTAATGCTGGGCTTAATCCATAATTACCCCGCAAAGAATTTTGCATAGGGCTTCCAGGTTGAGCCATATTTCCTGCTACCATTTCGCTAATAATTACATCAAAGCTACGGTTACCTCTACTATCTACTGTTTCCTTAGCTTCAACATTGGCTTGAGTATTATTGTAGATATTAATTTCTGTTTTTCCACCAGTTGCTCGTACGCCAAATGAACCGTTACTAGTTTTAACAGCTGGCATAACAAATTCAGGACCAGCTTCTCCAGCTACAGCCATTCTGCTGCCACCACTATGTGCAAATAGAGTAGGACTATTTAATAAACCACCTTTTGCATACTTATCCATACCTGCAAACATTGCGCTAGAACTAGTAAATAGTGCTCCTTTTGCTGCTGCTCCTGGTAAATAAAATGGTGTTGAGGTTGCAGCTGCAGTCGTACCTGTTGCTGCAATAGCACTGGGGAAAAATCTTGACATTAAAGATTGCTTTAATGGTTCCATAAGAGTAAGCTGTAATTGCAACTTTAATAATCCAGCTAGTGCTTCATATATAAAATCTTTAAAAGCCGTTTTACTACCTTTAGCAAAATTAACAATAGCATCTGTTAAACTGTCTACTGTTCCTTTTAAAAGATCTCTATATTTTTCCTGAGAACTGGACAATTCATTATTTAGATCAATTAATTTTAATTTACTAGCTTCACCTTCTGTGGCTGCGGCTAGTTCTGCTTTTCTTACAGACTCTATTCCGTCTCTAGCTATTTTATAACCTTCTTCAGTTAATCTAGGATCTTTGTCATACCGACGTTTTTCTAGTGCTGCTAATTTAGCATCTGCGTCTCTATTTATTCTTAGCCTATCGCGTTCTGTTTCTAGCTGTACTTTTCTAATAGCTTCTGATTTTTTAAGCAATTGATATTCATTGTCTAACAAAAGCCCTCTATCGTGTAATATTTGTGATATTTGACTTTCAGTATCTAATCTTTCACTTCTCAGCGAATATTGAATATCATCAAGTTTATTGTTTGTTTCAATCACTCCTTGGGAAACTTCATAATTTATATCTTTTAATCTATTAGTTTGTACAATACTTAAATCTAGTTCCTTATTACCTTTTCTTCGCTCAGCATTTTGTTTTGCTAGAGAAATTTCAGTATTTAAGTTAGATTGTGCGATACCAGCTTGTTCCATTTGTTGACTGGTAAGTTTACCTTTAAATGCTTCGTCAATTCGTGCTTGTGCATTTTTGCGTCTTATTTCAATATCCTCAAGTTCTTTTTCATAGTCACGAATTATTTTTGCTTTAGATGCACTATCTTCAATAATAGCTCTTTCCTCAGCAAACAAATCTTTTAAGGTACTTTCTGTTTTAGTACGCTCATCAGCTAAATCTTGCCCTTGTCTAGTTAATTCATTAATGCGTTTTGTTAAATTTAATTCTGCATCTAGTCTGGCTAAACGGCCTTCGCTTGATTCAATTTGTGCTTGTTGTCTAAGAACATTTCGTTGTTGGCGACCACCTGCTTGATTACTAGCAAATTCTTGTAATGCACTAGCTATTCCTGGGCTTGCTCCAGTACTACGTATCAAATCCATAATATTGACGCCAGGCCGCTTTGCTAATTCTTTGTATGCTTGTGACTCACCTTGTGCTTCTTTAAGATATTTTTCAAATTGCTGAATATTTTGCTGTAAAACCGTTATAACAGGCCCAAAAGCATTAGTTCTTGCAGCAACCGATGCTTTAGGGTCGCCTGGTTCTCCTCCTGCGGCTATATTAAGTATATCCATTTTTGATCTAGCTTCATTAATACTGCGTTCGTATTCTAAAGCTCGTCTCTGTGCGTCGGATTCTTTAATTGTAGCAATTAACTGTAAGTTTGTATCAATTAAATTAATTTGAGTATTAATTTCCTGTACTTTTAGTTGTGCTACACGTTCTGCGGCCTCAGGTAAAAATTCTGTAATTTTTGAAAGACTATATTGTTGATATTGTGTAGCACCTTTAGCAAGCGTAGCTTGAATAATATTTGAAAAGTACTGAGTATATTTACCTATAGTTTGTGGTATGCTTTGAATAAATTTATCCGCCTCAGCTCTAATACCTTGCTGATATTTTTGGGCTTTAACGGATTCATCTAATATTCTGCCAGTTAAATCTTGCATTTCATTACGTAAATCTTGAGCCTTTTGACTACTAGCAAACGGCCCGTCAGTTCCTAATTCAGCAAGTTTCTCTCCTGCTATACTGCGTTTCTTTATTAGATCATCTCTAATTTTCGAACTATTACCAAGATCAGTATTTAATTGTCTAATTGACATTGCTGCTTGCTGTAATTCTTGCTGTTGTTCACCACTAAAAAATGGTATAGAATTCATTTTATCAAGTAGTTGTAGTATTCCGCCTAAATTTTGCTCTATATTTGGGCTAGCTATTAATTTTGAAAAATCACCTAGACTTTTTGTAGCATCAATAACAAATCTTGTAAGGGGATCATTTATTGCATATTGCTGCATAAATCTTTGAAAAGACTCGTCTGTTTTCTTTAAGCTCTCAGTAAAGTTCTCTTGTTCTCGCTGTGCAACTTTTAATCGATCAGCGTATTCCTGCCATGCATCAGATAAATAGGTAATAACTTTACTATTTGGACTTAATTTTTTAAGAGCAACTACTACTTTATCTATATTTTGTGAAGGATCTTCAACCCCTAGAATTCTCCCATATTTAGCTAGCGTATCTAAACCCATTGAAGTTCTAGACAATGCGTCTATTTGTTGAACTATAGAGCTAGAAATATTTGTCATGGCTCGTTGGTCTATGCCCTGACCTACTACCATTTTTAGACCTTCCCAGATTTTTTCAAAAATATTTCCGCGATTGTCTAACTCGCTATAAGCATCGCTAGCAGCTTTACGCATATTTTTTAAACTATCGGCTAATCCATTAACAGCATTTGCTTGTGCACTTATTGAGGCGCTTTCAAATATTCTGCTAGGAGCTTTGTCAAATATTGCATTAACAGTGTCTTTTAAATTTTTAATACTAGCTAAGTTATCGTCTATTGTTTTATCAAATTTATCTAGGGCTTCTGTAGCTTTGGCAAAATAACTATATAAACCACCAATAGTAGTACCTACAATTGCAATAATTTGAGCCCAGGTACCAAGAAATCCAACTGCACTGGCTAATGCTTGCGTAACTATTTTTATACTACCAACCAAACGAGTTGTTCCTGCTCTAAAAGCACTCATTTTATCAACAGTATACTCAAAAGTATTTCCTGTTTCTTTACCTGCGTCGTCTAATTCTTTAATAATTTTAACTTGCGGACCACTTCTAGCTTTTGCTATATCGTCATTCAATTGCTTCCAAGCTGCTCTAACACCTAGTAAACTTGTGGTTGCGGCCGCATTAGAAGTAATTTCTGCACTTCTAGCTCTTTGATTCTCTTGCTGTACTTGATAAAATAAACGTCCAGTTGTTGTTAGTAAACTTTGCTGACTATTATAGTATTTTTCCGCTGCCTGTCTACCGGCTTCATAATTTTGTGCTTCTTTATCATATTCCCGTTTAGCATCTGCTAATTCTCTATATAATCCCGCAACTTTTGTTTGACGTTTTCCTAATTGATCAAGTGTTGCTAAATCTGTAGCTGTAATTTCGGCTACAGACTTTTGTAAAATACCTTGTACTACTGTTTGACCTTCTTTAGATCTACTAGCTTTAGCAATGCGTTCTGCTCTATCTTTTGCTAATGCCTCTAACCGCTGTGTGGTTGCTTCCCAACGCATACTTTCTGCTTCTGCACCAGCATCTGCAGCAGCTTTTCTTAAACTAACCTCTCGCTTTAACACTTTTTCAACCATTAAAGCGCGTTTAGTAGCAGCTTCTACAGCTTCTTTAGCACTATCTCTCATTGCTTGATTAAAGTTAGCTATTGCTGGTAATGCTTGTTTTGTTAGTGAAATAGCAATACCAGCTAATATAGCTGCTAGTGCGGTTGGGCTCTCACTAAGTAGTTTAATTAAAGGAGTTAATGTTTTATTTATTAACTCTAATCCAGCTTGTGCTACATCTTTTAAGGTAGCTAATAACTTGCTATAAGGATTTGCTTCTAGTTTTATTGAGCTAAATTTATCTAAGCCTTCTTTAATAACTGCATTAGCAAATGCTTGACGACGTTCAAAATCTGTTAGCTGACTAGCACTTTTGCCTATGCTAAGTGCATACTTTTCTGTAGCGGGACCAATTTTTGTAAATAATCCAAGTTCGTCTAATAATTCTGGCTCTAATTTAACTATACCACGTGTTAAACGAGTTATACTATCTACAACATCTCTGCCAAGTGCTTGTGATACATTTTTAGCTACTAATCCTACGTCTTGTAGTTGTTGTGCACTTAATCCAGCACTAGTTGCCATAGCCGTAGCTTCCATTGCTTCACGCATACTAATAGCATAGTCTGTAGTAGCAACTAAATTTTTACTAATATTTACAAGTGCTATGCCACTTTGTGCACCTAGTTGCTCCATACCACGTACCATGTTTGTAGTATCCATAGCCTTACTAAGCTGCTGAAATGCGGCTGTTACAGCAAATATATTAGCAGCAAATGTAGCATACAATCTAACTAAACCGCCAAGGCCTTGTGCTTCTTTGGCAAAATCGCGACCAGACGCACCCGTGCCCATAGCAAGCGCACGTGTGGCTCCATAATCTACAGATTCTTGTTTATAAGCAGCACGTCTTGACTGCTGCATTAATTTTTCTGAACGACTTAACTCATTGTTATACTCTTTGGCATCTTTAGTACGCTGTTGCATACTTTTGCTTTTATCGAGTACCTTTAAGTCATATTCTAATGTTTTTCCGGCCATAACTACTCCAGTGGAGTTAAATTTCCAACACTGCCAAATTGTTAGTTCAATTATAACACTAAAGCTAGTGTATGTCAAACCAAAATATTTTGAGTAATAAAAAACCCGCTAGGTTTTAGCGGGTTTTTCTTGTTTTTGATTTTGCCTAATATATTCAATACGCACACTATCTAATAGGTGTATAATTTGCAGGTAAAATCTTTTATCTAAACTGTCTACTTCATATACGTCAAACAGGTCTAGGATACCATTTAAATTTTTACCTAAATAATTTCCACCTATAAATTCCCACTCGTCGCGTAAGATTCCGTATATGCTAAGTAGCAGCTGTACTTCTGGATAGAAGTCAGTTATTTCAACAGGTAATTCATCTTCGTTTGGCTCAGTACCCATTTGCTCGCACATTTCATAGTACTGCTCCTTGGTCATGCCTAAACTACCATTAGCCAAGTAACTTTTAAATTTAGCCTGTATTTCTTCTAGCTGTTCTTGCTGAAGTTTCCCAGGTCATTTACCCTGTCACTAACAAAATTGTCAAAATCGCTGCTTGATTTCATTAGTAGGAGTGCGTTATCTTTGGAAAAACCAAGTTCGTCGTCTGGATCAAACTGTGATACATCAACAGGTGCTAATAGATTAATATACTTAAACTTTAATCCTGTCCAACCCTTAATAGCTGCATCGCAGTATAGTTCTAAGAATAAATCTTCATTAAATTCTTCGGTTGTTTGACGACCCTTAAATATAGTTTTAGTTGCGCGCTTTCTAAGATTAATTAGTGTTTCACGGCTTACATAACTCAACTCTAATTTAAAATCTGGAAAACCAGGGTACTCAACTGTAACTGTTTTACTTGGTACTAATAGTGATTTTAGGCTAATATCCTGTGCCATGTGTTTCCTGCGTTATAAATATAATTACTCGAAAATTTGGTGCCGGCGTAAACCGGCACCTGCTGTACTATTAAACTGCTACGCAGTTATAAGTAACCTTAAGTTCGTTGTCTTTTTCAATGTCGAAAGTATTGGTAGTAGTATTATAACCTTGTGCTGTAAAGTTAATAGTTGTACTAATAACTTGTTCAGTATTAACAGTAGGAATTTGCAACACTGCTGCTGGTACATAGAACTTAACATAAGTACCGCTAGTGCCGCCCATGTCGAATTCAATAGCAAAGCTAGGCTCAACATCTGTACTACTACTGGCTAATAAATCCTCTAGTAGTTGTCCACTTGTTTTGCTACTAGCTGCTGTGCCACTCTTTAAGTAAGCATTGAATGTACCCGTTACACTGCGTGTACCTGTGTAATAAGTAATTGGGATATTTACTTGACCTAGGTTAGCTGGTGTAATATACGTAATATTATTTGCTAGTGTAATTGATCCACCTGTAATAGCGAATTTATAATCATCAGTTGTTCCTGCAATAGTATCATCTAGTGCAAGTACACTTAATTTATTAGTAATATATCTGCCATCTACATTTTTAGCCATAGATTTATTAGTGCTTGCTCCGGCCGCCTCATGCACGACTACCTCTCTAACTTTTGCTGTGGCATCACCTGTTATAGCTGTTCCGCTGTGAACAAAAAGCTCATTAACAGCAGGTGAGGCATCTGCACCAGCTGCAGTCCAGCCAGCTGCATTAGTTGCACCCAAGTTAGAAATTGCATATGTGCGACCTAAAACCATTGCAGAAGCTAATATTTCTCTATTACTAAATGCAATTTCTCCGGCGCTAGCGGCATCAACTACTAAGTTACTAATTGCTCGAATCAGTGTGCCTTTACCAGCCCACTGAATAGCAGCGATTTGATCAATACCAAAGTCAACAGTAGCTGTATCCATAGCACAGTTATCAATAACATATACTTGGTCGCTAAATGCAATAATTAAGCCAAAAGCTTGTAGTTGATTTTTATTACTAGCTGCTAGAATAAATTCGGCCGCACTACTAGACTCATACCAAGCTGTTGAACCTTGAGTACCTACTACTCCACCAGAAGCACTACCTATAGCTGCTGAACTAGCAAAAGCGTTCCATAAAAATCGCTCTTCACAGGTTACTAAACCACCACTAGGGTATGCTCCACCGGTTCCACCACTTTTCTTGTAGGGGCGTACATAAGTACTAAAACTAAAATCAACTGGTTCTAGGGCAGTGTTAAAGCTGCGCTGACCACGATTAGGTGCATCACCAGTTTCACTAAGTGTAACTGTATCGCTGGTAGTATTTTGTGTAAAGGTTAGTCCCTCTAACACCTGAATTTCAAATGTATTACTAGTAGTAAATCCATTACTACTATCTGATAATTTTATACCGCTAGGTGTATAGCCTAGTCGAACGTTACCAGCACTGTCTACGTTTGTAGTAAAGAAAACTCTACTATTACGAATTAAATTAACTGCCATAGTCATTCCTTTTAAGTTGTAACGCTTGGCACGTCTACTAGACTTTTATCTGTGTCGATGCCTCACACGTTATTCAAGTGCATATCGCACCTGTAGATTGATCTCACCGACACCATAAGGTGCTAATAGACCTTCGTCAGTTGTTATCTGTTGTATTAGTATTTCTGTTGTTGATAAATTGTTGTCCACGTCGTATACTAATTCTCTGTTGCTGTCAATACAAGTTTCTAGATCTTCAAGCAGCTGCTCTAGTAGCTCAGGAGCATTTTCTTCATCTTTGACATATGCTTTAATGCTAACCGCTAAATAAGCCCACTTAAAGTCGCTGGGTAAGTATTCGCGTGCTTCACTGCCTGGTGTCATATATACACTGGGAAAATCTTGTATTTCATCCCAGAATTTTAACTTGGCATAACTATTGTTATATAGATTGGTTTTATAAGGCCCAGTACCATCTATACTTTTAAACGCTGTAGCCAGGGCCCTGACTATACTTGCTCTTTTACTCATACTAGTTGTGCCCTTAATCTATTGCCGACTATTTGGGCTGCTATTTGTCTAATTGACCTGCTAATTAACAGTTTAGGGTCTCTAGTTCTAGGCAGTTCTTGTCGTCCACCACTGCTAAAAGTAGCATATGGATTGCGCATATAACTATAAAATGCTGTTATCATGCCTTGTCTGCTACTACTTAATCGCTCTACCTTGACGCTTTCTGCAAATCTGCCGCTGCGTAGGTTAAGTATATCACGTCTACCGCCAGTACCCATATTTTGTTTTATGGTTTCTACTAGTCTTAGGTCTAGTAGTGCTTGTAAGCTTACTAGATTATCTGCTGCTAGGCCAGGTTTATAGGTTTTGCTGGCAGGTATTTTGATAGCACTAGGTACATTAGGTTTTACAAATTTGGGTTTAGTGCCATTTAAAGCTATAGCAAAGCCTTTAGACTTTTTAGCAATTACATTGCTTGTACCAGTTAAAATATAGCTAGAAAATATTTCGTCTATATCTTCTTCCAAACTATTTGAAAATCCTAACTCTAGTAGTAAGTCTAGTATTTCGTTACCTAGCTTTCCTTCTATTAATGAGCCATACTTATACTGATTTTCTAAACGCTCTTGTATAATAACTACTACAGCTTGTGCACCTATTAAAAAATTTTTTACATCCTTGGATAGTGTGGCCTCTACTTGCACACCATATGAGCTATCTCGATATAACTTATTTTGTATTTCTTGAATCTTACCACCAAATTGTTGCAATTTAGCGGCATTTTGACCTGCACTAATAGTGTTTACTTCTTGCAGTAACTTTTTTATACGCTCACCTAGTGGGCTTCTGCTTAAGCTAGAATTAGGTGCTAATATGTGCCCTATGTCAAAACCTTTTTTGCTTTCAAAGCCTTTGTAAGCTGCTGCAGCTTTAGGGTCGTCCTTGTATTTTTCAAAGAAAATTAGTTTAGTTAGTTCTTTATTTAAAAAATTCCTAAACAGACTATCATAGGTAGTATCATAGGTTTTAAATAGTAGTCCTATGACTTTTTCGTTTTCATAAACAACTGCAGGCGTAAAATCTGCTATAGTACTTGTACCTAGTGGAGCAAAAACTCCAGTTGATCCTGCAAACTCTGTACCAGTGCTAGTTATTTTGATTTTATTTTTATAGGTATTAGTTTGCTTTGCGACAAACTTAAGTATTTCATCTCTAAAATTTTCTAGAGCTGCTTGACCTTGTATGTCTTGGTCTTGCCTGTCCTCTTTAATAATATTCCCTAAAGTTATCTCTAAGGCCTGTATATTAAGAGGAATAAAATGAACTGGTGTACGTAACAACTCTCGCTGTTCTGCGGTACTTATTGCTGCAAGCTGTTTTGCTACTACTCCTTGTACATCTTTTAAACTTTTTCTAGCCATTATGCATAATCCGCCGTGTATTGATCTAATACACGCTTAATATGTGCTGGAAAATTTGTACTAGCTACATACTGTATTTGTGTTACGTTAGGTGTTACATCGCGGTTTACGTGCACTGCACTGTTATTCTTTGAGTAGTATTCTACTAGGTCAAGTACAGCTAATTTAAGATCTTCTGGTACACTTTCGTATCCAGCTGTATAGGTTACGCGATAGCCTCGCATATACTCTTGAAACCAGCCACCATTGCTTATTGCTCTAACTGAATCTCCGTCTAATATCCAATCTGTAAATTTAATCAGATTAGTATATGTTTGGCCATAATTAGTACTTTTACTAACTTGAGTAACATTACTTACTGGAGTTTCTTTTAATATTAGTTTATCAAAACCACCATCAAAGTATTCTGTTTTTGCTTCGTCATAGTAGTCAGTAAAATTTCTGCGGCAGTAGGTTTTTACTAACTGACTAACTTTAGGAATTAATAGATCAATTTCAGCATCTTTATTGCTACTGCTAATTCCCAAGTAATTTTTATATTCTGCTCTAGTAATTAGGTCAGCCATAAATCCTCCTGTGTCTCTAAAGACTAGCACGCTAGGCTTTAGAGACAGGGCTCCAAAGAACCCTGCCTAAGTTTAATTAAACGTAACGAACTGCAACAACACCGCTACCTTCATTGCTTGTTAAGCGGCTCATAGCGATACGCATACTAGCAACGATAACACGGCGCTGGTTGATGACTTCGTCATCTGTGTCGATACGCATTGCACGATGGTTACCAACAACGAAGTTGCGTGGGTTAACCATAACGGCTAATGCATCGTTAGCAGCTGCACCTGTCATTTGTGCGCTAACAACAACTGGAGTTTGGGCGATTAAGCCAACTTGACCAGTAATTAGTGTGTTACGTGACTCACTGATCTTGTCTGTACTTTGGAAAGTAGCATCTTCTAGTAAGTCATAGTAAGCGGCCTGGCTAACGAACATGATTAGTTCGCTGGGCTCTAGACCCCAAACACCTAGTGCACGACGTGCAGCTTGGAATTGTGTAAAGGTTAGTTTACCACCAACTGCAACTGTAGGACTTGCACTAGCAGCACCATCATAATATGCTAGACCATTGATACCAGCACTATATGTTGTGGCACCAACGTCATTACCTAGGAGCATAGACTTGTCTAGTGTCTTAGCCATACGACGTGTGATTGCATCACGGATAATAGGTACTAGAGCGATAAGGCCATCTTCCTCTTCTTCAAAGGCGATGTATTCCTTAGTAGCTAGTTTAGCGCTGCTGATTTCAATGTCTTTTAGCGCATGTGTACGAGCTGTACCACTGCTAGCTGCAGCACCAAAATCGCTATTTGCTACCCAGGTTGCATCAGCACCAGCATCTGGATTGATAGGCAGCTTCATAAAAGGCTGTGGCATTGCAATCTGACGGATTGTACCAGCAACAACTAGCTGACGACGAATCTCGTTTTCCATGTTGGTACTAACTTCTAATTCCCAAGTTTGACTTGGTAGGCGAACTGCACCACCTGCTCCACCGCCGCTACCTGCAGCACCAGCTGTACCACCACTAGCGTACTTTTGTACTAGGCTCTTGGCATACTTGGTTTCTTCGATAGGCTTTTTAGTGATCTTGCTGATAAACACAGCAGCTTCTTTTTCTGCATATGTAGCACCACCATCACCGCTCTTAACATCACTAAACTGCATACGGCTCTTTTGAATAGCTTCCAACTCAGCAGCTTTCTCACGTAGTGCACTCTCTAGGCCTTCTAGGGCGCTCTTGTGGCTTTCGGCTTGCTCGGCTAAGCGCTTTTCAACTTCAGCTAATAGCTTTTCTGCACCTGTGTCAACTGTTTGAACTGCGCTAACAGCAGCCTTAATTTTAGCTTGTAGCTGTGCTTCTTCATCGGCTTTACGCTGCAATTCTTCAGCAGCTTTAGTTTGAGCCTCTACAACAGCGCGTGCTGTTTCAGCAGCAGCCTTAGCAGCAGCGTCGGCCAATAATTTTTCTAACTCTTTTGGATCCATGTTCCATTCCTTTTTGGTTTCGCTATTTGCGTTTGTAGAGGACTCTAGCCCTTTAGCTGATTCGCTAACATCTGCAAATTGCTGTTTAAATAACTCGAACTCTTGGGCACTATCAAATGCCTTGGCTAAACTAAATAATGTGTTTTGATTTGCAGGTACACTAACTACACTGATTTCGTGCAGTTCTAGATCTTTAATCATAAAGGTTTCACTGGCCTGCTCATACTCAGCATCCTTGACCCTAAACCCAATACTAAATGCGCTTAATATACCCTTTTTGATCAACTTGTAAATATCGCCAACTTCACTGGGAATCTGTGCTTTAATCCACAGTCCATGCTCATCAGCTTTATAATCAACCATTTTGCCAATTGGCATTGTGTGATTATGATATGCTAAGATGATTGGATTCTTCAGGTAGTTTACCATACCTGACTTCCAAACTCCTGCTGGCACTACATCGCCTTGACGATCCCGATCATTAGTAGAAGCATAACCTTCAATCATGATACTGTCATCGTCCTCGCCGGCAGCCTTGGCAGTAAACTTGCTGTCAAAATAGAGTACTTTGTTTTTTATATCCATCTTACTCCTCTTAGTTGCTAGGCCTACCACCCTCTGATGGATTGGCTGCTGAACCTGCAATGTTAGCAGGTATTCTTAGGGTATCATTTCCAGCTATGGTTGGATACCTTAATTCTATTCTGGCTTCGTTAGGAGTTATAACGCCGCCGTTAACTAGTGTGCTATGATAAGCTGCTACGTCTTTTAATTCTGGCTGTAGTGCACTGACATTATTGGTTACTTCTGCCACGTCATATCCAAAATATCTTTCCACTGCGGAAACATATAACCTAACGATTGGCAGTACAGTTTCCAGGTAAAATAGTTTAAGATTAGGGGCAATGTTAGCATTGTTACCACCCTGCAATAATATAGGCGGTACACCTATGGTTGTCATTACGCGCTCGCTGTGGCGTGCAATAGCTTTATCAAAGTCTAGGTCTTGAAAGTCATTGTCCTGCAATTTAACAGGCTTCAATCCACTATCTAGAATAATTGGGCGACGTCCACCACTGCGCGGATTATATCGCTGTGCCCAGTACTGATAGGTTTTTTCTTTAGCAGCTTGTGACAGTGTATTTTCTGTGGTTAGTGCCATGCCAAATATAGCACCATTTTTAAAGAAGTTTTGCTGAAACTCGTGCATGTTCCATAGTGTATCTATACTTTGACGCGCAGCCGATAACCTGCTCTGCCCGCGATAGATACTCTCCGAATTTACATCACGAAAGTAGAATACTTCACTCTCGCGGAACAAAATTTCGCCATTATACTTATAGCCACTAATAAACGTTTTGCTGTCAGTTAATATTTCCACATTTTCTGCTGGCAGGTGATACATAAATGTACCATCAAAATGCACAAAGGCATTGCCGTCTAATAAGAAATCTGTGAATAAACTGCGGCGAAACTCCTGTGCACTCTGATAGGGATTTGGTCTAAAGTTAAGTAGTGTGTTTAGGGTCTTTTGACGTAATCCAGCTATTACACCTTCATGTTGTTTGTCTTTTATATCGTAATCAAGGCTAGCGCAAGCGGCAACTACCTTGTTAACACTAGTGTTTACACAGTCTATATCACGAAAGTAGAATCTATAGCTTATAGGCTGTGTACTACCTACACTACTACCCTCCCCTTCACTAATGCGTATTTGAGCAGGATTTAGTTTTTCAACTACCCACTCACGTAATCTTTCTAGTACCATCTAAGTCCCCTGTGAACTGTGCAAAATAGGAGCCATAGCTACTACCACGAAAATCTTGCTGACCACTTAAATATTTATTACGCTGCAATTCTATCCATTGCTGTTGTTTAGGTACAGAGCTAGGTATTGGTGATTTACCATAAATTCCATGCAGTTGTACATGATGTTTGTTACACAAGGTAAAAACTAGATCATATATTTCCACACGGTGCTCTGCAATAAACTCATCACGAATTGCTAGAACTTTTTCATCAGTACTAATATCATAACCTTTTTTATTTACCCACGCTTCTAATAAATATGTAAGGCTGTGTAGATGATGTAATTCAAGTTCTTTTTGGCTTTCACAAATATAGCAGTGAGATTGCTTTTCATATGCGCTTTTAGCTTTGTCTCGTATATGCTTTATTGGTATACGTTTATTAGTATTTACTGCCATAAAATATTATTCCACGATTTTAGCTATTATAACTTAAAAGATACAAAAATGTCAAGTAGTAAATTTTACTTTGCTACTAATAAAATTTACTACTTGAAAATTTTTAATCATTCCTGTAAAATGGATTATATAAACTTTTTAGAGGACTAGTACAATGACAGTTGGCATTTATAAATTAAATTTTTGTGGAACTAATAAAGTATACATAGGGCAATCTATAGATATTGAGCGCAGATATATTAGCCATAAAACTTCGCTAAAAAATCAAAAAAGCAGAAAAAAATTACAGCAAGCTTACAATGAATTTGGTATGCCAAACTTAGAAATTTTGGTTGAATGTACTGTTGATGAATTAGATTCTATAGAAGAAGAAGCTATTGCAATATATGATTCTGTAAATAATGGGTTTAATGCTTTTAAAAGTTTTACAAATAGACAGGATTTATATGGTGAAAATGCCGGCAACGCAAAATATAGTAATGACTTAATTATAGAAGTTTTTCACTATCTTGTAGATAATAAATTAACTCATAGAGAAATTATAGAAATAACAGGTATTAGCCGCGGAGCATTAGCAGATGTTTCTAGTGGCGCATCACATAGTTGGTTAAAAAATTTGTATCCAGCAGAATATAAATTACTTTTAGAGTTAAAGGGTACTAAGAGAAAGGTTGCGAAAAATATTAAAACTACAGGTTATCCTCAAATAATAAGTCCTGATAATATTATTTATGACATTAAGCCCAGTCTTAGGGGTTTTTGTAGAGAGCATAATTTAAACCACGGCTCATTAGGCGAAGTATTGCGTGGACATAAAAAACAATACAAAGGCTGGAAAGTACCCTATACTACATAACTGTATAGTGCATAACGAACAGCATCAGCCATGTGACTGTACTCGTTGTGTTTAGGACGTTCACGCGCTAAATTTTCGCGGTTATCCCACTGATAAGCATCTAGCATAGCTATAACGTGGTGACAATTTCTGTGTACCCTAAATCTGCCTTGCTGGACTAGTGTTTGCACGTATGCAATGCCTGCAAGTACGTCTTTTTTAGCTTTAGTAGTAGCAATATCGTAGTTGTAAGCTAGGTCAGCAGCAAATTGTGCTGCTGCACTATCAATAAATACAGTTTGTATACTCCAACTATCTATCATTCTATGAAAATGTTCGGCATGTTCTCTAGTAGTACGCTCTGGCTCCAAATAATCTTCTACAGCATAAAAACAGTCGGTATTATAGTCGTATATTATGTTAACCCAGGCAGTGGCATCCTTGTATCCTACATCTACACCAGCAATAGCTTCACCGCGCAGGTCTGGTAGTTGGTCTAGGATATACTCAGGCTTAAACCCTTCATAAATTTGGCCTAAGTAACTAGTAAAACTTGCCATATATTCCTGCTCAAACTCCGACTTCGACATGGATCTACGTGCTTCATCAACATCCGACTGTGCCATGCGGCTATTCTCCGAATAATCTGCCTGCAAACTAACCCACTCTGGAAAGTTAGGGTCAAATCCACGCGACCAGAACTTTGAAAACCAGTTGTTTTTACCACGTGGTGTGCTAATAAATATGGCTTTTGCCGATGGTTTGTCTAGTGTAGGGCGTAAGGCAATGTTAAATGCGTCCTCGCCATGCTCACTAAGTGCAGCCTCGTCGAATATTATAAGGTCATAACTACGACCAACTGTTGAATCCACTGTGCTAATAGATCCCATTCTGATAGTTGATCCATTGCTGAGCTCAATAATCTTGTCCTTGAGGTTATCACGGGTTACTTCCAGGTCAAAATGCTTGATTAACCTACGCTGCAGCTCAAAACTGATTGCACTCAAATTATAGTTAGGGCTAATGATAAGTACATTACTGTTGGGTACTAGTGTAACCAGCTGACCTATAACATTGGCTATGTATGTTTTGCCCAATCGTCTGGCAAGTGCAGCACAGATAAACCTATACTGTGGATCATTAACACTATTGATTAGTGCGATTTGGGGCCTGTTGATGGTATCGTATAGATTTAAGAGTCGTAAGTAGTTGTCGATAGGCAGTTTGATAAATCGCTTGGTAGGATCAAACTCCTTAATGTACTCTGTTTCTACGTTATTTCTGCTTACTACGAGCATGGATGAGTTCCGCTAGTG